TGACTGTGGCAGAAAGTCTTTTGAGGCTTTGGGTGGCGATGAGGAAAACAGAGTTTGGTATGTCGGTCTGACTCGTTGCAAAGAGAATTTGTTTTTGGTTCGACCAAAAGGTTTGCGGAGCTTTCAGATTTAAAATGAATTTTGTTGTTAGGCAAATAAAACCAGAGCTTTGTAGCCAATGGTTTTTGTATAAGCACTATGCAAAAAGAAAGCCCAACGTAAGCTATGCCTTTGGAATTTATGATAACAACGGAATATTGGTAGGTGTTTGCAGCTATAGTCGTCCCATGAGCCACACCCTTGTAAGAGGTGCTTTTAATGGGGAATATCAGAAAAATTTTCTGGAGCTTAACAGGCTTGTTGTTAACGAAGGACTACCCCGCAATACGCTATCTTTTTTTGTATCGCGCACATTAAAACTTCTTCCCTTGCCTTGTGTTGTTGTCAGTTATGCGGATACGTCTCAAAACCATCATGGATATATTTATCAGGCTACCAACTGGGCTTATACGGGATTAAGTGCGAAGAGACCTGATTATAAAATAAGGGGGCTAGAACATCTTCATAGCGCAACTGTTGCTGACAGTGCTGGAAGAAATGACAGGGCTGGTGTGAAAAGCAGAGATAAAAGTGTAAAGAAAATAGAGATCCTTCGGCATATGTATGGTGACGATCTTTATGTAGAAGAAAGACCACGCAAGCATAGGTATTTTTATTTTGTTGGAAATCGAACTGAGAAAAAAGATATGCGTAGAAAACTTTGCTACAAAGAACATCCTTATCCAAAAGGCAATAATGTCCGTTATGACGCTTCGTTTTCCCCTGAAATTCAGCTGGAGTTGATTTAAAGTGATTAACCTTAAATGCAGAACTGAGTATTCGTTTAGAAAAGCTTTTGGTAAAGTCAGCGATGTCATTGCTTGCATTGATGAAGACACTCTTGGCATTTGCGACACTGGGACTTGGGGCCATACGGTATTTGCTAAGGCTTGTAAGGATGCAGGCAAGAGACCCATCTTTGGCGTAGAGATACCTTTTGTTATTGACCCTAGCTTTCATAAGAAACAAGAAGTCAACGATATGAGTTTCTTGGCGAAGAACAACGCTGGGTTGGAGGAAATCTATGGGTTAGTCAGTAAGAGTGCCAAGCAAGGCAACAGGCTAGCTTATGAGGATTTGTTTGATATAAGTGATGATGTGATTATTCTGTCTGGTTCAAAACCAGAGTGGGGTTTGCTTCCTGCAATGAAGAAAGGAACTCTGTTTGTGGAAGTAAATCCAGTGTCTTTCAAAAGAGACACTAAGTTCCAGATGGTTGCCACCTCAGATAACTATTTTCCAAAAGAAGAAAACAGGCAAGCGTATGAGCTGTTGGTTGGCTCAAACAAAGTCAGACGACAAGCACCGATGCACTTGTTGAACGAACGTGAGCTTAGAAAGTCACAAGCTTGGGTGCCAGAATCAGCGTTTGATAACATCAATATGATTGCAGAGCAATGTGATGCGTCGTTGCCAGTGGCTAAGATGATTAGTTTTCCTAAGAAGAAAAGTTTTAAGGACATCTGTTTAGAGTCTGCGAAACAAAGAAACATTGATTTGTCGAGCGAGGAATATACCGCTAGGTTTGAACATGAGCTAGAGCAGATATCTAATAAAGGTTTTGAGGATTATTTTTTAGTAATTGCTGATATGGTAGTTTATGCAAAAACTATTATGTTGGTCGGGCCAGCCAGAGGCAGCTCGGCAGGCTCTTTGATTTGTTATTGCCTTGGCATCACAGAAGTAGACCCGATAAAGCACACACTGTTGTTCGAGAGGTTTATTGATGTCAGCCGTGATGATGCGCCAGATATTGATATTGATTTCCCAGACGACAGGCGAGAGTTAGTGTTTGATTATTTACGAGAAAAGTGGGGTGATGAGAAGGTTGCACACTTGGGAACAGTATCTAGATACAAGGCTCGCTCCAGTATTATTGAGGTGAGCAAAGGCTTGGGCATTGGATTAAATGAGGTGTCAGAGTTTAAGAACTCGATAATCGACAGACCTGAAGGAGACCCACGTTGTAACAACTGCATTGAAGACTCTTTTAAGGCTTTGGTGTCTGGCAAGCATTTGTTGATGCGGCATCCAGATATGGAGATTGCATCTCAGTTTGAGAACCATGCGAGACACTCTGGTGTTCATGCAGCAGGGATTATTATTACTGAGGAGGATGTCAGTAAGTATTGTTCTGTTACTGGCGACTCGGCTCAGATTGACAAGCGTGATGCGGAGAAGCTGAACCTGTTAAAGATTGATGCTTTGGGGTTAAGAACCTTGTCAGTGCTGAACGATGTGCTTGAGCAAATTAACTGGAGTCGTGAGCAGTTGGTTGCTTTCCCGCTTGATGATAAGCAGGCGTTTGATTTGCTGAATGAGGAACGCTACGCAGGTATCTTTCAGTTTGAAGGCGGTGCGTTGCAAGGGCTGTGCAAACAGATGCACGTTGCTAATTTTGAGGATATGTCGGCGTTGACTTCGCTCGCCAGACCCGGCCCGTTGTCCAGCGGCGGAGCGCAAGAGTACATCCGTCGCCAGACTGGGGAAAGTGAAGTGTCTTTCTTACCGATGACTGAAGGCATTTTGGGGGTCACCAAAGGCATTTTTATCTACCAAGAGCAGGTGATGCTTGCAGGTAAAGAGATTGGAAATTTGTCATGGGCTGATGTGTCAGCACTTAGAAAGGCAATGAGCAAATCTATTGGCAAGAGCTTCTTTGATAGCTTCTATGAAAAGTTTAAGAAAGGCGCATTAGAAAACGGTTTAAAAGAACATGAGGCAATGAGCATTTGGCAACAAATGAACACGATGGGTGCTTATGCTTTTAATCGAAGTCATGCGATTGCTTATGCGATGGTCAGTTATTGGGCTTGCGTCTTAAAGTCTCGATACCCGTTAGAGTTCGCTGCTGCTTGTTTGCGGAACTCAAAAGACGATGAACAAGCGGTTGCATTGCTAAGAGAAATAAAAGGCAAAGGTCTTACCTTTAAAAAGTTTGACGGTGAAAAGTCGATGGAGAACTGGACGGTTCAAGACGGTGCGCTAATTGGTGGATTGATGAACATTAAGGGTGTTGGGGTGAAGATGGCTCAGGAGATGGTTCAGCGGCGTAAGAACAAGCAAGCGTTGTCTCCCAGACAAGAAAAGTTCTTGGCGGAAGGTAGGACTGCCTATGACGATATTTTTGAATGTGAACGTCGGTTTGGACACATGAAGGCAGAGCCTGCCAAGTACAAAATTAAATCTGAGATAACTGACATTGGCAATTTCAGTGAAGGGGTCAAAGTATTTTTTGGAAAACTGCTTGATAAAAAAGCAGGCAAGAGCAATTTAGACTTGGTGCTGGCTGATGATACTGGTCAGATCACCGCAAGCATCTCACCCTCAAAAATGATAGGCGGCATCGGAGATTGGTTTTTAGTGAGAGGATCTTTGAAAAACGGCTATAGAAGAGTCTTCGTCGATAAGATTAGAAAATTAGATTAGCCGTAACGAGAGCCTTTGCAAAGTATCTCTGAAAGCTGCAAGTAATCACCTTTTGTTAAGTTGCCATGTTTTGACCAAGCCGCTAGGTCACAAAAATCAGACTTAGACGGTCTGGCAAATAACTCTTGAGCTACTTCTCCTGAAAACAATCCAGTCCATTCGGTTGCAATCCTAATCAAAACCCAAGCTTTGCCGTATTTTGAATACTCTTCTAGCCACATTGCTTGATGCTTTTTGAGGCCAGTCGTCATTTGCCGCTGTGGGAACTTTGCAATAAACTTTAATTCAACCCAACCAGACAAGCCTTCTTCAGAAACAAAGTGAACATCAGGCATTCCTGTTGATGCTTTATTCTCGACACGATACATTTTTAGCGGAAGATTTTTTCTCAGTAACGTCCAAAAGTTTTTTTCACTCATCGTCTTCTTCCATAAAAATTGATTTGGGGTCTTGGGTGATTAAATCAGCAAGCGACTTTTTCTTTCTTAAAGCAGTGATGATTCTATTGTCTACGGTTTTCAATGCCTGTAAATCAATGTATGTGACATTGCTCGTCGTGCCAATTCTATGGCATCTATCCTCGGACTGAAGCCGATGTTCTAAATCAAACGAGTTAGAGTAGTAAATGGTGTAGCCTACAGGGTCGTTCTTTACTTTTGAAACTAACGTCAAGCCAATGCCGCCAGAGGCAGGCTGCCCAATAAAATATCGGACACTGGGGTCGTTGCAGAATCGCTCGACGTTGTTTACTCGGTCATCACTTGACACTGAGCCATAATAACTGACTGCTTTGTCGCCAAGCAACTCTTCAATCATCTTAATGTCAGCAATAAACCTAGCCCAAATGATAGTTTTAGATGAAATGCCTGCCAACACTTCTTTTAAAGCATTGATACGCGACGAGGTTTTGTCTATCTTTCTAGGCGATTCACTGGGAAACCAACCGCCAGATATCTGCTGAAGTCGTAACATGTTGGTAATTGCTTCTGGAGCAGCTAACACTTCGCCATCCAGCTCTGTCATCAAGTTGGTTTTAAGCTCTCGGTATACCTGCCTTTCTTTCGGAGACAGATCAAAAGTGTGCCGTTGATAAATCTTCTCAGGCAAGTCCAAGCAATCTTTTTTAAGGACTCGAAAACTAAAGCCATCGACTGCATTTGCCAGCTCTTCCGTATTCTTGTAGCTGATAACTTGCCGCCCTTCGTAGCCTCCCATGACACAATACCGATTCCTAAAAGAATAGAAAGACTCGTAACCTAGAATCAAAGGGTCTAAAAACTTGAATTGCGAATACAGGTCTTCACAACCTTTTGTGACTGGTGTTCCAGTAAGTATTAGTTTCTTAACGACGTTTTGATCTCGACCAAGCTTGGTGATAACCTTAGTACGTTTTGCTCCGTGGTTTTTAATGCGAGTAGATTCGTCAACAACCAACATCAGCTTGTTCTGAAGTACAATTTTTTGAAACCAAGAATAACAAGTTGCTGTGGCAAAAGCTTCCACGTTGAAAGTAAAAATACGCAAACAGTCTGGAGCATCAATTATTTTCTCAAATTCCGCAGAACGAGTTTTGTTCATCCCTGACGAGTAATGTATTTTTTGATGGTTTATGTATTCTGGCATATGGATATCAATCTCTTGCAACCAATTGCGATGTACCCCATTCGGGGCAATGACCACCAGTGCCGTTATTTTGCCAGTCGCATAAGCATGAGTGGCTAGGTCAATTGCAACTTTGGTCTTACCTGTTCCTTGCTCCATGAACAAAGCAAAACTGTCGAGGTCTCTACTCATATAAAAAGCTTTTTTCTGATGCTCAAACGGCTCTGTTTTAAACTTGAAGTCATCAACATAATTAACAAAATTCTTGGTAGCTTCCGCCTCTTGCAAGGACTTAATGTACCTATTCAGAATTTCTGATGATGGAGTGTCCCAAACTGCGTTGGGATAATACTTGCAAATAATTTTTATAGCCGAGCCAGTTGGGTCGAACACTAAATCTCTGCCTTCCCATTTCTTGTAACTCAAAATTTCTGATAGCTTCCTGAAGTTCTCAGCCGAGCTTTCGATGCCACTCAATACCAAATATTTCGAGGAATACTTTCTAACAAACATTTTTTATTTCTCCGTGAACGAAGAAATTTCGTAATTGATTGCTATCAAAAAACGTATTAATTGATCGGGGGTGGTCTGAGGATTTACCGCCATATAAGAAAGACAGTGAAATTCTTTTTCTTTCAAGATCTTACTAAAAGATTTTTTTGGTTCTAACTCCAACCATTTTTCAAAGGTAGCTTGAAGAGTACGTATTTTCAAATAATCATTTGACGTTAAAGTTAAATCGTAGTCGTAGTCGTATTTTTCTTTCATGATTAATAATCCTCTGGAAAGCAATCATACGAATGCTCGTAACAAGCATCATTGATTGTCTGCCAATCGTCTAAAGTAAGTTTGTCTTCAAACCAACTTGCAGGAAACCCCAGCAGAGACTTCAACTGTGTGATTTCAATCGTACCGAATAATCCAGATTCTGGATCTTCTGGTGTTTTAGAAACCGTGTACTCTGCTATGAATCGGAAACCGTTGATGTTGACTAATACTTCACTCATGATGAAATTACCTCTGGAGCTTTATTCCACTCTCCGATATAGATAGAATTATACCAAGCTGTGTCAAAGTGATCGTACTGACTGTCTGAACGGTCGTACCACTCAACACCTTTCATCGCATCAAGCAACTCATTTAAAAAATCTCTTGCACGACCTTGGTAATGTGTGTCGATGTGATAAACATTAACATCACGATGAGCTTCAAGATCTGTTTGATCTTTTGAAAACAAACCAACTGGTATTTTTCTAAGCGTCACGCAAAGTGTTGAGTGATGAAGAACTTTAATAGTGCCTTTCACTCCGTACTTTCCAAGTACCTTTTTGATGTTTGGGACAACTGCTGCTTTTCTTTCTTTGCTTACATAAGCCATGATATTTTCCTTTCTTAATTTAACTTTTCAACACCAATCATTATACAGAAACCGCAGAAGAATACAACCCCAATAAAAACCTTTGCACATCAATCTCTTAGGCTGCTTCTGCTATTTTAATCTTACGACGACGGAAGACTTTCCAAGCAAGAGAGCTTTTAAAATCTGACCAGTCAACATTGGCATCCCGCAGGCTTTGAGCAAGCTCCTTGAAACTTGGGTGCTTGGGATGGAACAGATGCAGCAGCACCGAATAGTTTGCCACAAACTCTCCGCCATGACTTTCGTATTTTTCGCTGGTCAACGCATGGGCATATTCGTGAAGCAGCACTTGGCGACTCAAGCCCCAGTTAAACCTAAGCACAATCTCTCTTCTTGATGGCGAGTGCCAACAACGGCCATGCCCGTTGATGAACCTCAAACTAAGTTTCATGTTCCGATCATCAGAACTGTTAAATCCTTTTTGTAACTGATCAAACATTTTGACACAGTTGTCTTCCGACAAATTGTTTTTATGAAAGTCAGGAATGAAACTACCTTCCCAAGCATAGACTTTGCTTCTCTGTCTGTCCCTCACCTTACACCTCCCACTTTGATTTTCTGGAATATTTTTTGGGAGTAGTCACAAACATGTCTTGCTCGTTTTTCTGATTCCAAGCCAACGATTTGTCAAACTCAGAACGGGACACCCTTGTCCAGTTCGATACTATTCCTAGTTTTTTATGGGTGTAGCTCTGGGGCGATCTCATCTTCACCCACTTATGCCCAACCGTTCCAATCTCATAACACCTATTACCAAAGTTAATATTGCCTTTGTCAATTAACCAATAAATTGATATTACTTTTCCGCCGCACTCTTTCGTGTCTAACATTTGCTTTCCTTTCTTAAAGTTTACTTTCCTAACACCAACCATTATACAGAAACCACGGAAGAATACAACACTTTATTTAGTGCCTTATAAAACAATGACTTAGGATTGGTCTAGTTGGAGGTTGCGTTTAAAATCTTTTGTCTTGCAGTAGGAGAAAGGCTTTTCAGCAAGTTTACTAACTCATCAGGTGTTTCTGGTTTATCATAAGTTTCAACCCTTGGTACGTCGTCTTCTCCAATGTCAAAAATATCAATCTTTTCTCTTTCAGAAGCCTCAGCAGGGGAAAACGAAAAATCTGCAAGAGAAGTCAAGTATGATTGAACTACCTCAAAATCTTGTTCGCTTCCCTCAGCAGCAAGCCCAATGAAGCTGCCAATCGTTACAGGAACGGATGTATTTTCTTCCGTTGCGCTAACCAATGCTCTTACAAACCTTGGACTGGTTATTGCCTTAGCAAATCCAAATTGAGTAATTGCCCCTGTTGTGAAAGCGTTAATAGCAGCTAAGGCTCCTTCAGAACTAAAATTTCCTCCGCTAAAAAAGAATGGAGCTAGATAAGCCGCAGCGTTACCAACGCCTGTGTTTGATCTATTTATTTCAGCCCCTGTGCCAACAAAAATATCAGAAAATTCAACAATTTTTTCAATGTCGTTTCTAAATTGTTTTTCTTTCGTGCCAAACAAAACATTTTTTGCTTGAGGCGACAGTTTTTTCCATTGGGTAACAAAGGCTTGAGGAGAAAAATCTCCAGCAATATCTTCAGCTTCGTTAACATTTTTCGTAGACATTCTTTGCAAGACCGACCTTCTTACAATTTCTTTATCTTCTGGGTCAAGCAAAGCCATCATTTGTTTGGCTTGAGCGTCGCCTTCTTTTGTGCTTCTTGTTAACAGGGTGTAAACTTTTAATGCTTCTTCATCACTGTATTTCCCAACTTTTTCAAAAAGAGGCGCAACTTTTGTAGCTACTCCCCTAGTAAATCTATCTGCTTTTCCAAAAGCTTTTGAAGCACCGCCGCCAACCTCTTCGGTGGTTTCTTTTAAAGAGCCTGTAATTGCGTCATAAAGTTGACTTATGTATCGGTTTTGAGGTATTTGATCTCCCACAGTGCTTATTTTTGTTGTGGAGGCTTCTCTTGTTTGAGTCCTAATTTTTCTGCCAGTTTCGATGTTTAAACCTATTTTGTTGTTAGGGGCAGATTGTATTCTTTCTATCGTAGCAAGTTTTTCATTTATCTTTGTATCGACCCCTAAATCTCTTTGTGTTTTTGCCCTTCCTTGTAACACAATTCCTTCTTTCTTTTTTGCTAACTCATCTATTTGTTTTTGCAAAAAATTTATTTTTTTAGTCGCTTCTGGTTTTAACCTATTGGCATCGTCAATCAAGCTTTGAACTCTTTTTAAAGCAGGCGTGATAATTGGACTAAGGCTTTCTGGAGCAGAAGCTATTTCTCTTTGAAGAGAATCTCTTAATGCCTCAAGAGGCTTCATTGAGATTTTTGTATTATCAGGAATTAAAGCAAAAGCCTTGTCATAAAGTTTTTCTTGTCTATCTTTTAAAACTTGCCGACTTCTTAAAAGACCTTCTTTGACGAACCTACCTATTTCTTGCCCACCAACAAGATCAACATCTCCTACTAAGTCGGCAATGCTTTCTCCAATTTGACGCTGAGTCTCTATTGTTTTTTTTACTATTGTTGAGCCAGAAAAAGGAAGAGAGTTTAAAATGCTTTGCATTTTTGTGTTTTGAAAAGCTACATTTAAAGAAGGAGTATCAACCCCTATTTCACTTGCCTTCTCAACTACCGCTCGCCCCTGCTCTCGCGTTGCAGCTCCAATTGGTCTACCGCCAGAAAAAAGAGTAGAAAAAAAGTTTTTAAGCCCTTCTTTAAAAGGAATGCTATCAACAAACTTACCGCCTGCAATCTCTAGCAATGCGTCTTTTGATGCGTCATTAAGCTGCTCTAACGTGCCACCTCTATTGATATAATCAGTAATAAAAGGGTCAACTCGCTCTTGTAGATCAACGATAGAATCAAAACCCTTTCCTGCCAGTTGAGAACCAATGCCAAAAGCAAGAAGTTGCGCGTTAGGGTTTGCCACATTAGTAGGGTTAACTGCAACTGAAGCCAGTTGACTTAAACTACCGCCAACCATTTGAGTGGCTAATCTTGAGTATTCAGCAATATCTCCTCGTTCAAATCCAGATGGATTAAAAAGAAAATTGCCTGTTTCGTCTTTAAGAACAAAATTGTTTTCCAAAAAATTGTCTTTCATGTCTTCAGAGGCAGGAGTTAGGGACGCAACATTCTCTTCCCCATAACGTCTTTGGAGATAAAGAAGCTGTTGTTCGGGATCTAAACTACCGACAACTGCTCTTTCAAAAAGAGAAGCCCCTTTATTTGAGTCAACAAGTGATGCTTCTCTCATGGTAATACAAGATATCCTTTTGGGTTCCTCACAGGAGAAGGTGTTTCGCTTTTTTTCTCGTCACTTACGAGTTGGTTTAAAGCAGCAGCAATATTTGGGTCTGCATACTCAACATTATCTTCTTCGGCAACAGGGGGAGGAGCAATATAGTATTTCCCGCCGCTTACTATCAACTCCCTTCCGTCTGACAATATTGAGGAAGATTCAGCATTTCTTTTCTCAAACCCTTTTGTTTCCCAATCTTTTTTTAAACCTTTTATTAATTCGCCTGTGTCTAATCTTCCTTGTCCGAAAAGATCAATTGTCCTTTTATAGAAATCTTCCAATGCATCTACTTTAAGATAAGCTGATTCACTATTTTCAGTTGCAAGGTCTATAAAATTTGGGCCGTAAAGCGTTCGATAGTTTTCAAGTTCTTCAGGGGGGACGGCAGCCCCAGAACGCTCTCTAAGAATGACTTCAACAGCTCGCCCTAAAGATTGATACCCCACCCTTGATTTACCAAGCCTAATTGGAGAGTACATCCCTAAAAGAGTAGCTTTGTCAAACTTTCCATCAGGCATAACCGCAGCTTTGTAAGTCCAAACGTCTACTAAACCTGACATGGCATCTCGCAACGATTGCCCTGCTTCCCTTGTTATTTGTCTTTTGTAAGTTTTTGCACCTTTTAGTTGATCCCAGAGGCTTCTAAAATCCGCTGTCCCTTGGGTTAAATCGTCAACATTTTGACCACCAAGCGCATATTGATTAATATCTATTTGTTCTGCTGAGGGGTTTAATTTCATTTTACTTTTACTGCTTGCCATTTAAACTCGCCGCCAACATTCACCCCAATGTATTCTATTCCTTCGTAAGTTCTTTTTTCCCCTACCTTAGATAAATCAGCTTCACTCATGGGTTTAGTTTTAGATTCAACTGGTGGTGGTGCTTTATCCTCTTCATTAGGAAACTCTGTACTAAAACGTTTGCTGGTTTTGTAAAGCTTTTCTAACGCTTCTTTTGACAATGCTCGCTCAACAACGGTTTCGTCTACCCCGTCAGGGCCTTTGACTGTTTTATACTGCGGTGCGGTCAACCTAGAAAGGGCAAGGCTAACTGCTTCTGACTGTTGAGGGGTCAATGGGTCGGTGCCATTTAAAAACCAAGAAAAAACAGCAGCGTCTGCATTTGCCGCAGGTGCAAAACTAGCAGGAAATGCTGTAAGATCTTTATTGGTTGGGTTGTAAGCAGAACCAAGAGGAACGGTTTTCCCAGTTTTATCAGTAAAGTCTCCCACTACAGTCATAGATTTTGTGGACTTGCCCTTGCCCATTACGTTTGCTAGTTTTAAACCAGTCAAACCAAGTTCTCTTTCTCTTTTCTTTGCGGCTAGGTTGTCTTTAAACAAATAATCGCCTGCTTTTCTAGCACCTCCGCCTAGGCTTCCTCCGAATGTCGAACCGGGTTGGCTTGCAACTTCAGACATGCCAGAAAAAAAGTTAAAAGCAATCTCTGCTCCCGTTGGCCTTTCATAAGCAGGAGAAATCAATTTACCTAAATCACGGTAATAATCAACACCTTTCCCTTTAATGTCCTCAGCAGAAAGATTTGAGATTGAAGACAATGCTCCGAGTTCGTTTTCAGCCATTATTTATGTCCTATTCTTTCCCATAAAGTAAGCACTGCCCAATGTTCCAAGACCGCCTACTATTTGCCCAAAAACAGACGGAGTGGCTACGTTTTGCATACCCGTGTTATAACTGTAATTTTGCGAGTTGTAAGGAACGCCCTCAAGGATGCCTGTAGCATAATTTATTTGCTCGTAAGGATAATTTCGTTGATCTAGGTAATCAGCATAAGACAAATCATAACCTTGTTGGTCAACAGCTCTTCTTTTCTCGCCCATGCCAATCAAGTTCGATGCTCTGGTTTGTGTCAAATCTTGAGACAAAGGAACGTAAGACTGTAGTTCCTGCGCTCTACGCTGTCTGGCTGCCTCCCTAGACTCATAAGCACTCAACCCTGCCGTGTTAGCTTGGAAACGAGCCTGACGATCTCTCTCAGACTGCCCTGCGCCAAATTCTAAACCAGCTCTTCCTGCTTCGGCTCTAGTCTGAGCCATAGCGTCCATACCCTCTCCATAGGTCTGACCCTCTTGGATACCCAACCTAGACCCACCAAACGCACCTGCTCGCGCAGCATTGGCCCTGTTGGTATTCTGGTTTCGTTCTATTTGCTTCTGTATCTCAGAGATTGCAGGATCGACGGATTGCTGATACATATCCAAATATGGTTGCATTTGGTCAATAGTCATTGGCTCACCAACAAGGGTGCTGTAATCTTGACCAGAGTACATTTCTTGACCAACATTTCCTGCCGCAGCGTAAGCTGCATCCATATAACGAGTGTCGCCAGCGTTGTCCCTCAACATCTGGTTGCCTGCCAACTCATCGGCTGTTAGCGTGTTACCATCGTACGATGGTCGTCTTGCTCCCATATATTGCGGGTAAGGAGAGCTTGCCAACTCCATCGCTGCCCCAGTTAAATATCTGCCTGCTGAACTTGCCCATGATGGTATTTGAGTTCCTGAAAGGGTCTTGTCGTATGTCGGCAACTGGTCATATGATTGATCGAAGAGGCCCATAATTTACACCATGCTTCCCAATGCGCCCATCTCGGATGGCATTCCACTGTTTTCAGCAACAGGCTGATTCATTCCTTGCATTGTGCCGTCAGGCGACATTTCAGCAACTGCTTTTACTATTTCGCCGAGTTCAGGTAAAAACTTGACCACAATAGAGATAACTTCAGGCGTGATAACTTGGTCAAGTTGCGCCAACTCTGATTCATCCAAAGATGATAGCCGAGCCAATAGCACTGCTTGAATTTCTTTGCTCGGACGCATCAATGTTGCCAAGGCTTCCTGCGGCATTTCTTTTGCACTAGCAGGAACATTTGCTTGAGGAGGCGTTGGCATCCCTTGAGGAGGCATTCCTTGTGGAGGAGGTGGAGGCATTCCTTGTGGAGGCATTCCTTGAGAAGGCGGCGGAGGCAAGCTGCCTGTCATGTTTGGGTCTTGCATCATCGGATCAACAGCCATAATTAACTCCTTTCACCATATAATACAGTATGGTCTTTTTGTTGGCAAAATGCACCAATCAACCAACAAGTTGGTTCAAAAATGCGTCTGTAAACTTTTCCTAAATAATCGGGTGTTTCTCTTTTCCCGTAAATATACTCAATTTCATTGGCTCGATGAGTTGCTATATGTTTCCAAAAGCCCACTCCCTTGCCCTTTCTCATGCGTTTGACTACGCCGATAGCCCAGAAATGATAACCACGCACATGCTGTTCAGACAGATGCTCCTCTGTGAACTTGTAATCAAGCAACACTTGCCGCCTTGTCATCAAACCTTGGCGTAATAATTCATTGCAAATAACTCTGGTAAAAGCTTCAACCAATCCGCCTGCTGCTAATGCGCCAAAACCACCACCCCTCATCCCAAAACTTTTAAACAGGCTTTTTGTAAAATGACTTGCAACCAAAACACCAGTGCCTCGCGCCAAAGCTTTTAATGGGTCTTTGCCAGTTGCCAAGTCAGCAACAAAAGTTCCAACCCCTGCGCCTACACTTTGCCCAAGCCCTTCTCTGCTAAAAAATGAATCGCCGAGACTAGGATTGTTAGCAGCATATTCTGCGTTAAGCCTAGAAATTTCAGCATTTCTGCTTACGTCATCTGAATATTTAGTTGTGTCTGCACGAACTAAATCTTTGCTTTTTTGCAAAGTAGCGTACCGCTCTGCTGTAGGATTTTGATCAGTAAATTTGGGAAAACGACTGCCAGCAAGCGCACCAACCGCTGCGCCGCCAAATGAACCAGCAAATCCTGCTGCAATCTCCTCTGGATTGATCATGCTTTCCTTATCCGCCGTTGTAGCTGCTTCGTACTCTTCGGTATACTCGGTTAAGGCTTTTTGGTGCATTGTGTCTTCAGGGTCAAAAGTTAATTCCCCTGTTTTGAGCATCGTAATAAAGTTCGCGCTTGGAAACTCAACGGTTCCATACATAGAAGGGTCTCGACCTTCGTAAGGGTCTTCAACCGATCTGGTTTGGAAAAGGTCATAACTTTCTTCTGGCATCAGGAAATCTCCAAGTAACTTGCTACAACATGCAGGCGGTTTGCCGTTGCAGCGTTAAATTTTAATATCTCAGCTTCGTTCATCACCAAAGGTTGAGTTAAAAGTTCGACCGTCGTGTTTGCGCCAACCGCTTTAACTTTGAACAAGCTGAAAATAGTGCTTCCAACCGTGATAGTAGCAGTAACTGTATCGGCATTGCCACTGTCTTCGCTTACCAAAATAGACTTAAACACAGCAGTTGTTGCTGCTGGACAAGTATAAAGAGTTGTCACATCGGTTGTTGTTAGGTCTAGTTTTGAATTTTTATATACATTTGCCATTTTAAAAAAACCACGCTACACGTTCAGCATCAAGCAAAACAGCCTGTTTTGACGCATCATTTGAAAGCCTTGAGTTCCTTGTTTCAAGTTCAATAAGTGATATTAAACGGTTTGCCCAAGGTTGAGAATACTGTGGCAAGGCTGAAGGCAGTCTTGTTGTGGCACTGGGTGCGCTACTCATCGAGCCGAATCCTCTGTAGCATTGATGCGAAAGTCACCTAACACCCAAGCATCTTGAGTCCCTGTGCTTTCTAATTTAAAATTTACTTGACGACCTTTTGCCCTTAATGACGTTTTCTGAGTGCTTTGGGTAATGGTAAACGGCCCTTTTGCCACTGCGTCTGCATTGGGGTATTTTTTTGCGTTAACGGTCAAGTACAAATTTGAGTTGGTTGCCATCGTTGCATCAGGCACAACCTTATCAATTAAGAAATTTCGATTGCCAACAGGGTCTAACTCGATGTAACTACTTTCAATAGTAGCAGTCATGTTGCTTCCATTGTCAGATGTTCCTGTTTCTTGATTGTACAAGTAGCCACCGTCATCAATAGCAACTGGGTTCTTCACAACACCAAAACTATCTGACCAACAAGTTCGCGTCATACTGCCAACCACCCAAGTGTCTTCAAAATAATTGTAACTGGCGTAACTATCTGGCTCTGGGTTCTCTTCATCTGAGTTCTCGGTTGATGGATACCACCAAGTTATCTCATTAAATTCTTTATTGTGTCCTGCAAAGCACTTATCAATGTAATCTTGTTGCATACGCTCAAAAACATAAAATTTCACAGCACAAGGGATCTCGCGAACTGTGCCATCATAGACAAAGAAAGTATCTTTTCCCATCCAGTACGCGCTTCCATTAACGGAAATGATTGAGTTTTTACCAGCAGCCCCACAGTTTGTTCCTAACAGCCGAAAAGAAAACGTAAACGGTGGGCCAATAAAGCTCATCCCATACATCGCTTCATCCGTAGAAATCAAAGTTTCTTCTTTTGACGGAACAGTTGCAATAATCTTTGTTCCAATTTCTAGCCTTTGATCTCCTGCTGTGTTTTCAGAGGTAGGTGTCCATTTTGTAAAATCTTCTTGGGTGCTAAAACGAATCAACATCGGATCAAAAGTGCCTGCAAGAGAAGTGCATCCAGCAGCGATTGCGTGTCTGTCAGGAAAACTAATGGTTGATATTCGATTAACAGAAGGCACATCGGACGCACCAGCTTCAGAGGAAACCAAAGCAGCGCGAGTTGCGCTGTCAGAGACATCAAAATAATAAATTGCTCCGTTGCGAACCGTAGCAATCAAGTCTTCGCCCCACAAATTTAACGACCACTGTGAGTTTTCTAAGTTTACGTCTGATTCAGAGGTTGCTCTTGGCGTGTTCCAAGTCCCACCGTTCCATGCACCAGTACCCCAACCAAGCGCAGGTGATGCGGTTTGAATGCCAAGCCCTGCTGCGTTTCCAATCAAATACTCAATATCAATAGTTGTACCGCCGCCTGTAGCACCCGAAGTTGCCGCTGATGGAGAAGTAATGGTATAGCTATTGGCATTGATCACGGTTTGTATCTGATACCCATAGTAAGCATTAATGGTATTAGCAGGAATTCCTCCTGTCGCTGCGCCACTTTTTATCTTAACCCAATCGCCAACAGTTGCTCCGTGAGAAGAATCGGTCACAGTAATCGTAGTGCTGGTATTTGTCACGACTAAAGGGTTTGTTAAGTTGCTTGTGGTTTTTCGTAATGGCGTGATGTCATACAAATGGTCGTTTTCTAGCATAAACAAGTGATTGTGCGTTCCAATTGCAATTCGGTCTTCTTCATCTGAAAACGAACGCCAAAGCACGATATTTCTAGCAGTTCCAATGATAACTTGTTCTGTAGAAGTCACTGCGTCAGCAGCGTCTAAAGCAAAAATTTTATTCTTTTGCCATCCCCCGATTTTTGCTGGATAACCGTTCCTGAACCGCACTAAATCAGAATCTATCCAGAAAGGCCCAGTTTTTCCTGCGGAGTAAGCCGTTAAATCTTTGACTACGCCTGATTGAAATTTAAGTATCTGATACATTTTTCATTCGCTCAACCAATCTTTTTGCCCGATTAGGCACTTGATTGTACCACCGAGAATCTATCATAGCAGCAGCAGCCGCTTCGTAGTCTTGGTTATCAAGGGCTTTCTTCATATCTTTAAACTTTGCAAGACGAGTCTGGCCTAGATTAAACATCATATTTGCAATAATTAGCTGTACTTCTTCTGGAAAGCTTTGGAATTCTCGATATAAAGAACTGCATTCTAAGACACAAATTTGAATGTCAGTAGAAAAACAATCATCCACTCTTTTTTTTGAAATAGGAATTCCTTGTCTTAGATTGAACTCTGGATCGTTTTTATTTACCAAATGCCCCACTCCAAAGGTTTTAAACCCAAGGTGGTCTAGGTAGATCTCAAACACCACTCCTTCGTCAGAAATGATTTCTTTTTTTAGTCTTTCAATGTCCAAGACGGTATCTCTTCAGCTTTTATTAGGAGGAAGCATTTTTGCTTTGCCAATATTAAGAGCCATTATTTCAATGACTCTATAAAGCTTTCCCAGTAGTTCATCGTCTTTTGGCGTAGGAGTTATTGAAGCAACAAATGAAGCAGCACAGACCACCCCTGCTACAATGCCTACCATCTCAGCTAGAAAATCAAACATACCTTACTCCTTGTCATAATCTCTGTAGAATTTAACGATAGCAATGATATTACTAGTGTACCTTTTTATTTCAGCCATGTTTATAGCTAAATTTTCGTACTGTTTGGTTGTTAAGGCGTAGTACGGTTTTGCAGGAGCATTGCCTTCTTCTATTAAGGCCAAATACTCGCCCATTAAAGTTGGAGTTAAAACTTCAAACTTTACGTCCGTAAGTTGCATCTCCATTGGCAATGGCGGGTGATACATAGGTGGACGCTCTGCTATGGTTTTTACTTCCACAGGTTTTACGGGCTGCATCAGCGAGCAGCCACTTAGCAAAGCTAGGCTAACCGCGAACAGAAGCAGGCGCATCTGGAACCTCTACTGGGTCGGATGTTTCCCGTGGAACATCTTCTTTGGGGTCAAACTGGTTGGGATCTGTCATCTTAATTAGTTGAACTTTAAGCTTTTGTGTACCGTTATTGACCCTTGATTCGATTAACTTTGGCTTGGCTAACGCTAGACTGTTCATGTCGTGCTTAGAAAACTTATCCCTAAGTGTCCCTACTTGCCGCAAAGCTTCGTTTTTCTCTGCTTCCAAGCTGTTTAGCTGAAAGCTTATTTGTTCTTGTTTTTGGAGGTAAGCATCAATAGAGTCATTCTGCTCTTGAATTTTGCTCTCAAGAATAACTTGATTGCCTTTAAGCACAGCCATCTGATTATTGAGGTATTTTATATAACTAGCCGAGCCTGCAACAGAAGCA